TATCAAACCAGCCCATCCTACGCGACAGAGAATTTCGGGACGCACTGGGTAAGCCTCTCAGGATCTGACGCAGCCGCTGGCGTCGGCAGGCCGAAGTCCCTCGGCGAGAATTCATATTGCTTGCGCCCGTTCTTTGGCGCGCAATACCTGTTTCAACATCATTCCGCTATTAGCGATACTTTCAGCGATTGCGACACATTCCGCCGCCTTTTCCTCATTAGGCGCGGTGATTGCCAAGGCCAGAGCCAAAGAAAGCATTTCCTCTTTGCGTGTCGGTTTCATACCAGCGCCCCCATGTTAGCAAGAATTCGCGCCGTCGCGGGGCATACCGGGGCGGCTTCAATGCGCCCGCCCGTCGCGCCATGCGCCGGAATAAATACATCTGGCATGCGCGCCCCCTTGCCCCCTGCCCCGCTGCATGCGCCGCATTTAGCGCATTCGGATTTGCGCCCGGTGACTTGCGCGAATTCGTCTGACGCGGGGCAAATCATGGCCCCGTCGATATGCGCCCCCACGGAAAGCAAGGCGCGCGATACCGGGAAAGCCCCGGCGGGCGTCACAAGAAAACCGCGAAAGCCGGCATCCCGCGCCGCGCGCAAGTCTGCCATGCTATCGCATGATGCCATGACAAGATCCCGCATGCGCCATGCATTGCGCCGCGCGCCCGCATATGCGCTTTTCCACATGTGAGTATATCCCGTCCGCGTCGCGGCGCGCGCGACAAAGGCGGCGGAAATTTCCGGCGGGCATGCGGCGGGGTCACCATATGCCCCCAATCTGACATCACGCCCCGCCGCCAAATATTCCAGCCAAGCGGCGGGGAAATCAACGCCCGCGATAGGATAGGAACCGCGCGCAATTGCGCCTAGTACCGCCGCCGGGGCTTGATACTCGCGAACATAGCAAGGCCCCTTTTCGAATTCGCCTTTTTCCTCGTTCCATTGCCATGCATGCGGGCAATCACCGCAAATCGATTTAGCCCCGGTTGATTTCAACCATGACATGATTTTTGCCGGGCGCGCGCCGTTTACTTCAATCCCCGCCGCGCGGGGACATGGCAGGATAAACGTTTGGATCATGGCCCCGGTCTTGTCATTGTCGGAACCGTTGAAAGCCGTGGCAACGTAAACGATAGGCGCGCCGTCGATTGCGCTTGCGCCTTGCCATAGTATCACGCCCGAAAGCTTGCCCCGGTTCAAGGCGGCGATGAAAGCGGATTTATCGGTATATTTCATGGGTTTTTTTCCTTGTTTGCTTGCTAGTTATTCTTGCGCCGCATTAATCGCGTGCTTGAGACGTTGGATCAATTCCGCGCGCGCAAGATAAAAGCGCATTGTTGCAACGTCCAAAAACTCCGGTTCCGAAAACTCCGAAGCGGTCACATCGTTTGTCGCGCATTCAAGGGCGATTAGAGCTTGTTCGAATGTGAGCGTGATAGATTTGGCCATGGGTTTGTTTCCTTGCTTGCTTGCTATTTAGTGAAGGTCAGTGATCACAACGCGCCCGGCGGGCGTGACGTGATAAGATATGATCAGGAATTCTTCCTGCCCCGTTATGGCATAGGCAAGACCGCTATTCGGGGCGGTTGATCCGACAAACCCGTTACGCAGAACAACGGTCCAGCGCGGGTTTCCGTTAGGCGAATTTTTTTGGCGGATGAAATTTGAGACGGCGCCCGATATCGTGCGGGTTTGTGCTTTTCTGGCCATGGGTTTGTTTCCTTGCTTGCTTGATAGTTAGGCGGCGATTGCGCGCAATTGATTGCATACGAATTCTTGCGCTTTCACGGCGGCATTGTAGGCGCGGAAAAATTGAACCGGGGCGGCGTCGCGTTCTGCAATGCGCGCCGCAAGCTTGCTTTCGGCAATGGCTAATTCAGCGCGCGCCTTTTCCTTGCTTGCTTCAATCGCGGCATTAGCGGCGGCAATCTTGAGGTCCAAGGCGGTTTCGCGGCGGCGGGTGATCAGGTTAAACATTCGGCGCATCCCTTGTTTGTTTGCTATCTAGTCCGGCCCCGGTATCGCCGGGCCATGCCGCTATATACGGGCCCGCGGCGTGGCATGTCAATTTTATTTTTCACGCGACCAGGCGGCGCGACCAGGCGACCAGGCGGCGCGACCAGGTGACCAGGTGACCAGGCGGCGCGACCAGGTGACCAGGCGGCGCGACCAGGTGACCAGGTGACCAGGCGGCGCGACCAGGTGACCAGGCGGCGCGACCAGGTGACCAGGTGACCAGGCGGCGCGACCAGGTGACCAGGCGGCGCGACCAGGCGGCGCGACCAGGTGACCAGGTGACCAGGCGGCGCGACCAGGTGACCAGACGGCGAGACCAGGCGACCACGTGACCAGGCGGCGCGACGCGGGCCGTGTTGCGACTCAGCGCCCCCCCGGTGCTCCGGCCGTGCCCCCCGGTGCCCGGGCGGCGCGTCGACGCGACCAGGTGACCAGGCGGCGCGACCAGGTGACCAGGCGGCGCGACCAGGTGACCAGGTGACCAGGCGGCGCGACCAGGTGACCAGGCGGCGGGCGCGTTTGCAGGTGCAGCAATGCAGGTGCGGCGTGCCGATTCTGCGCTTGCAGCACCGCCGCGACCACCCCTCCGATGGAAAAGGTCACCCCTCCAGTGGAAAAGGTCACCGATGGAAAAGGTCACCCCACCGATGGAAAAGGTCACCGATGGAAAAGGTCACCCCACCGATGGAAAAGGTCACCGATGGAAAAGGTCAGACCCGACCGATGGGAAAGGTCACCGCAGCCGGGCCGTCGCCAGTGCGCGCTTGATCCCCTGCCGCATCTTGCCCGGCATGATGTTGGACGCCGCCCGCTTCATCTTGTTGTCGAAGTCGGTGCGCTTCTTGTAGGTCGGTCGCGTCTGGGCAAACGTCATCACCTTTGTTACCCGGCTGCCAATGCGCTCCTGCCCCGGTGCATCTGCCTTTGTGGCGTATACGCCGGGTCCGCCTCGTCTCGCCAAAGGGTGTTCCAATGCCGGGCTGAAGTACCGGGTTGCCGTCGATCTGCGCTGCCGCTTGCCCACTTTAAGCTGATATGGCTTGTTCTGCGATGCTTCCCGTTGGAGCGACATCTGCGACTGAACCTTGTTGATAAAGGCCATCGTCATGTTGCCTCGACTATCAAGCGGCGTGTTTTCGGTCGGCAGGACGCCGTTGAACTTGCCGAGGTTCTTGCCGCGATATTTGAAATTGTTTTCAAACCCCTTCAACGGTCGGTTGCCGCCAGCGTCCTGCACCTCCAAGTAATGACGACCGACAGCCTTCTCCTTGCGGCGCAGGAAGCCGTTCAGGTTCCGCTTGTTGGAGAACTTGACGTAGAAAGCGTTCATGGTGAACGGCACGGGATCTCTGAAGGCCTTCTTCATGAGAGCCTTGTTGTACGTCTCCAGCGTCTTCAGCGTCTCGTTGATCGCCAGCGATGTGGCATATGGCATCTGCTGATTGACCAGGTTGTTCAGCTTTCGCTGAAGCCTGTCCGTGTCAGCCTTGATTTTGAACTCGATCATGGTCTTTCCCCCTGAAGGTCAGCATATCACAGAAAAAAGCCCAGCGCGAAGCCGGGCTGAGTTGAGGCGTATTCCAACTTGGGAGTGCAGGCATCCTACCTCTTCACCGCGAGATAAGCAAACAGACCTTCGCCGTACTTCTTGCAGAACAGCATGCACAGGCCAGCATCCGAGGCCGCAGAGGCATCAAGTCGATGCGGGCCGCCGCAGTGCTGGCCGATCCAGTAAACGATCCTGTCGCCCTTCTCCGCGTTGTGCAGGGTCAGCGGGAAGATGCCTCGCGGCGATCCGCTGATGTCTGTAGGCTCGTTCACTCAATCACCCCGTCGCTGAGAAAGTCGAAGTCATCTTCCAGTTCCGCCTGCGGTCGGCGCACGGCTTTCACCTCGGCACCGGGGAAGGATAGCTTGATCGCGTCCACAAGGCCATTGCGGTGAGCATGCAGGGCCACTGCCACCTCGCGCATGGTGTGGATCGCGATGCCCGGTCGCTTGGCGTAGGCGGCTGGCCATTCGCGGCCATCCTCAATGATGCCGTACACGGTGCCCTCGAATTCATGCTCCCAGATCATGGGGTCCGAGACAGGCCGACCCAAGGCCACCGCTTCGGCGTCCATCGCGGTCAGCCCGCGCAGGCAGACCTCGACCCAGAACTTTACCTTGTCTGGATCTTGTGCGTCGATGGCACTGTTCAGGCCAGCGACGGCCTTCCCCCACTTCGCCGCGCTTTCGACCGAGACGAGTTCTGGCAGTCGATCCACGCCCCAGCGTTTGTCCATCTCGCGGACAGCCTTGTCGAATGGTGCCAGCGAGAGGTCCGCTCTGATCTCATTTGCCGTCGCACCCCTGTGCAGGATGCGGTCGTCTTTCTTCTGCCGGGTTGGCCTCTGTGCCATCGTTTTGCTCCTCTCGTTTTCCCACCTTTTTCCCACCCACCTATCACTCCACTGATCCACCCCACCCACCACCTCCCCCTAAAGGGGGAGGAGTGGTGGTGGGAGCATGGATTTCTCCCACCTTTCCCACCTTTTCCCACCTGTGAAATAGCAGGTGGGAAACTTCATGGCGCGACGTAGATGGGCAGCCCACGACCACGTCTAGTGCTGTATTGAGAGGCAATCTTCAGATGCCCTGCGGCGACGATCTGATTAAGAATTTTCTTCACCTGTTGCTTACTGCTTTGGCTAGTTTTCACCTCCCCAAAGACCGCTTGCATGACGATTGTGCCAGCCCACTTTTCAGACTGGATCGACTCTCGCCTGCAATCACTGTTCAGGATTGACTGTGCCAATGCTTTCAGCGGCATAAAATTTTTGGGGTCATTCCTAAAATTAGAAACAATAGTTTCACGTTCCTCCTGAAGCATTTTAATCAGGCGGTCGATAGACTCGATTCTGCTAAGTGTGTGCTGATCCATTTGATGCCTCCGTATTAGATCACCACTAGCCATACCACAGGTGTGGAGGTGATGCAATCATATCTCGTCTCCATTGATCCACTCGCCGACGATTATGACAGGCACATCCCGGCCCTTTTTCTGGTCAAATACTTTTTCAACCGCCAGCACGTTTGACTTGAGCCACGTCTTGATGATTGACGCGACTTTGGCGCGGCCTTTCTTCTCGGTGATGTCGATGCCGAGCATGTCCGCTATCGGAAGGCCCACCCATTTCGGGGACTGAGAACTCTCGCGCAGCGGCTCGCCGTCTGTGTGGGCGTCGGCGACGATCCTCTGGGCTGCTTTGGCGTCCTTGGCGCTGATGCCGTCGAAGGCGTCTGGCAGGGTGTAGGGGATGCACACACCGATCCATTCGCCGTTGTCGATCTTGACGCCTTCCATCTTGCGGTAGACCGCAGACGCCGCTGGCGGGGCAAGGTTGGCCTTGCCGTCATCCACGCGGAAGATCGATCTGGCTTCGGCCTCATCGATGCCCAGCTTTGCCGCGTCGTCTGGTGACATGCGGTTGATGACGCGGGCGGCACGGGCTGCACCGATCAAAGATCCTGCGCCACGCACGCTGTCAATGCTGGCATCCTCGCCGTTGCCTTTGCGGATGTGGTGGACCAGCCCGATGGCCGATTTGGTCTCGTCAGCCACGCGCCTTATTTCAGCCACAATGGCGTTGACTGCCATATTATCGTTCTCATTGATGCTGTGAGCGCCGACGAATGGGTCGATAAACACGCAGCCGATCTGCTTTTCGGGGATCTTGCGGCACAGGTATTCGACCAGCTTGGTGTTGGGCAGGACGCCGTCGCGTGTCTGGATGCCAAACTTCAGGCTGAAGTCTCGGCCAGCGTTGACGAACAGGCGGCCCTCAACCTCGGACTTGTTGATGCCGTACTGGCGCATGGATGCCAGCACGCGGCGCTGGATCTCTTCCAGTGGGTCTTCAAGGTTGACGATCCAGACGTTGGTGCGCTCTTTCACCTCTTCGCCAAGCAGGGGTCGCCCGGTCACGATGGCCAACGCCTCAACGATCTGGAGCGATGTCTTGCCGATCCCGCCAGCCGACGCCAGCACACTGACGAAGGAGCGCAGGTAATGATGACCATAGATCCACTTGCGCGGCTCAATGCTGGCCTCGTCGAACATGTCGTAGACGCTGGGCCAATCGGGGGCCGCCTCTGGGGCATCGTCAGTCGCGTCGGGAATGTCCCATGCTCCGTCATCAACATCGCCATCAGGCGCGCTGGCAGTGGCCTCTGCGGCGGCCTTCGGCTCCACATAGTCAAAGTCATCCATGCCATTCTCAGGCATCTCGCTGGCCGCCGCCTTGGCCGGGTTGATCTCGGCACCGTAGGCGCGCACGGCGGCGTCAAAGTCGCCGGAATGCTCATAATGGGTGAACAGGTCAAAGGCATCGCCCCAGCAATATGAATTCTCGCCGAGGGACTTCGGCCTGCCGACGCCAGCGGCTGCGTCAGATCCTGAGAGGCTTACCCAGTGCGTCCCGAAATTCTCTGTCGCGTAGGATGGGCTGGTTTGATAGCGGGAGCGGTAATGCTGGGATGACCCGTGCCGCTCATATTGATACCGGGCCAACAGGTCTTCGATGCTGTGGTCGGCGTTGAAGGCATCGACCGGGCTGACCTCGTCGGGAAACTTCTGCCGCCGATCTGCACGCTGGCGTTCACGTTCAGCCCGCGCCTTTTCGGCCTGCTCTGCCGCCAGACGGCGCTGTTCAGCCTTGCGGGTCAACTCCTGCATAATGGGGCTGTCACCGTCGAGGCGCAGAGGTTTGCCGCGCAGGATGCGGTGCTGGTAGAACAGCGGCATCAGGTCAGGCCCGCGCTTCGCAATAGGCACGTTGGGCAGGTAGATCGGCTGGCCGCAGCGTGCCAGCGCGCCGTCAGGGTGGATGCCGTGGATGTGCAGGAGATCGAAGAAGGCTGTCTGCACCTCTTCATATTCTGCCCCGGTCAGGACGCCTGCCAGCGGCACGATGGCCCGCCATTTGCGGTTCTCTTCCGATGCGCCCGATGATGAGTAGATCAGCACGCCAACATCGCCGCAGACGGCTTGCACGGCCTCCTGCACGTCTTCAAGCGACGGGTTGCCCCGGTCGATGTCGATGGCCAGCGCACGGTACGCGCCATGCTCTCTCTGGGCTTCGTGGGAGCGAGCGTCGTGCGCCCGGTAGGTCGATGGGATGAAGAAGTCGGCCTTGATCTTTTCCTTGGCCTGCGGGTCTTTGACCAGCTTGACGATCTCGTTCCAGCTTATGCCGGGATAGTATTCGCCGGGACTGTCGATGAGCGTGAAGAATGAACCGGGTGCGGTCATGAAGCGGACATCAGACATATGCGATGTCCTTGTAATAGGCGTTGATCGCCTGTATTCTTTGCATTGGAACGATCTCCTCTCGGTTCCGCCTCTTTGAACCCCGGCAAGTTGCTCGCTTGCCGGGGTTCTTCTTTATGTCACCACGGAATATCGTCTGCCAGTTCCTCTTTGATGCTCTGCCGCTTTTCCTCGCCGAGCGCCTTCTTCTCGAAGGGGTCATCCTTGGGCTGGACGGTGTCGAAGTCGTCCATGCCGCCGTCGCCATAGCGTGCTTCGGTGACCTGCACGGCGTCGAGGAGCAGGCTGATGCCGCCGAGGCCGTCAGGATCGACCACAGCGACGGCCCACGCGCGCACGGTGCCTTTGGAGCCGCCCCAGATGTTCAGATCGGCCAACGGGGCTTTCTGCCCGTCGATGACGGTCGGCGCTTTGTTGGCGGTGCCGTCCTTCTTCATGCCGTTGCGCTTGGCGGTGAACTGGATGATGCCTGTCTCGGTGCCATGCTCGTCCTTCAGCTTTTTCATGCCGAAGACCTTGGTGAATTGAGGCAGCTTGGGGTTGCGGGCGCGGGATGCGTCGTAGTGCGCCTTCACCTCGTCGAACAGCGGCTTGGCCTGATCGCGGGGCATCTCGAATGCCACCGACCATGCTGCGTTGGATGCGCTGGGCGCGCAGGGTTCGCTGGCCTGCTTCTGGGTGTTGAAGCGATATGTCTGGTTCAGCTTCGGGTACTGAAGGGTGACGTTTTTCGCCAATACCTTCAGGAAGTCATCGTTATCTGCCATTGGTTTTCTCCTCTCTGGCGGTGGGTTCAGAAGTCAACGGTTTCATCGAACACGTCGTCTTCAGGCTCTGCGGTCTGCCAACGCGGCAGGTCCACATGGTTAATCAAGGGCCAGCCGGTTGTGAAGGTGCTGGTGGCCTCGGCCCGTGATATTTTTTCTAGGGTGGCGGTGACGCGGGCATCTGCGACGGCGAGATAGCCCTCTGTGAGCGCGTGCAGGCCGACAGCGTAGGGTGGTTCCTTCTCGACGGCCACGAAGATGAACGTGTGCGCGTTAAAGCCTGCCTGTTGCAGGCACCGTAGGTAAAGGGACGCCTGCAAATCGTAATTGTAGTTGCGGATCTCGCGCGGGAAGCCGTCAGGGCTGGCGTCACGGGTCGTCTTCAGGTCGAAGACGATGCCAGCGGCAGGCAGGTATCCGTCTGGCCTGCATTTGATCTTGACGCCTGTCAGATAGTCTTCCGCGAAGAAGCTGGCCTCGGCGACAAAGCTGGGATCGGCGATCCAGCCTTTGACGACCTCATGGGTGATGATCGGGGCCGCGATGGCATGAGCCAGATCATAGTCGCTTTCGGTCAGCAAGATCTGGCCGTCGATGTCGGCGGCAAGCTTGGCCTCTTTCCATTTGTTGCCCCGGCGATCTTCGGGGCCACGCAGGACAAGGTTCTTTTCCGGCTCCAGCACTAGAGCATGGACGGCGCTGCCGAGGGCGAAGGTGCTGCTGTCTTTCCAGACCTTGCCTTTCCAATGTGCCAGCGACTTGCCTGCGACGGCTTTGACATCGCTGGCGCTGATCTCTGGGCGTGCGTGGTACGCCTCGTTGGTCATGTCGCGGATCATGTCAAACCTCGCTATCTTTACAAAATTCATCCCAGCTTCCCACTGCCTCATTGCCCACATATGACGCAAGTTCTACAATGGCCACGATTGTGTTGATTACACCGCTCATATGCCCATACACCTTTTTTTGATGCATAGCGCGCTCGATGAGTTCATTGCCGCTTGCAGCCATGAAACCACTAATAGCCGCATTCATCGCGCTGACGAAAACCTCTTCGCCGCTCATCTTTCTGTGTGTCATTTCTTCCTCCATCCATACAAGGCGATCAGGGCCGCCTCTGCCCGTCCGTCGTCTTTGACCCGCGCCCACTGATCGGAGCAGTCGGGGAAGTATTGGCTGGCCAGCGCGCGGCTGGCGTTCTTGTCGGTAGACAGCCGCATGGTCTTCTTCCACGCGGACGGATCGACCTCAAACGTCGGCACGCCAGCGAAGAACAGGCAAGCCTTCAACTCACCGTAGGCGACGGCGATGGTGACGGCGTTTTTGATCCCGATCATCCGTGGGAAAAAGGGCCGCTCCAGCCAACAGCATTTGACCTTGCCGATGTCCGCTATCAGGGCGCGTTTGTCTTCCAAGGTGCCGGGCATGTCGTAGGTGCTGACCTGCATGTCGTCGGTGTCCAGCAACGCGAAGGCTCCGCTCTTGCCGGGGTCAATGCCGAGGATCAGGGTCATGCTTCCTCCATCGCGGCTTCACCGCCCAGTGCCAGATACCCGCAGCCGTCGATCCAGTTGTCCGCATGCTTCGGGTTCGACTTGGCCCGCGCCAGCTTCAACAGGGTCATCATCACGGCCACGTCATGCGGACTGATGTTCTTGTTCAGGTGCGCTGACCAGTACGCTGCAATGAGGCCAAAGTTGCGTTCAGCATCACCGTGAGTGGCGGCGCGGTCTTTGGTGACGTAGTCTTTGGCGGTGTCTAGAATGTCGGCCCGGTTCACTTGGACACCCATTCTTCTTCGAACCGCAAATCCTCAATGCCGGTTATGTCGGCGAGGCGGTGGCGGTAGACGGCCGACGGCACGACGCGGCCCGTCATCCAGCGGGAAAAGCTGGACGATGCTACCGGGATTTGCTGGGCGAGCCAGCCTAGTTTGCGCCCGTCCTGCGCGCACCATAGCCGGATTTGAGTTTGAGCCATCATTGGCGCTCTCCTGTGTTTAAATAGACGACAAAAAGTCTGCTTCCCACCAAGCCGTGACCGCGCGACCGTCTGCGGCTTTGAATAGGACGAAGTATTGAGGCGGGGTTGCAAGATACTCCGCGCGACCGATCACTTGGCCTTCCTCTCCGCTGATGTCGATCTTGACGGGTTCGCCAATCTGAAATTTGAACTCTGCCATTTGCGCTCTCCTGTGTTTCGGTGCCATCAGACCTAGAGGCGAAAATAATTAGCGTCAAGTGCATTTTTTCTGTTGCATGGGCCAACGCAGGCTGTATGGTGTCTGTACCAACTAGCAAACAAGGATGACCCAGATGACCATCGACACGCACGCCGCCGCCCAACTCGCCATCTCATACGCTGCCGCAATGGCATTGACCGGGCGTCGTTACTACCACCCGCAGACGACGCCTCGCAAGGTTCTGGAGACCTACCTGCACTGGTCCAAAATGACTGGCGTCGTTCTTCACAATGACGCTTGGCTGGATGACGCCGAGCGTGCCGTCGATGAGCTTAACAAGTCACGTCGCGCAGCTTGGGCTAAGGTCTTCGGCCCTCGCGCATGACCCTCGCCGACCACCTCGACCTGCTGGGGATCATCCCCCGGCAGGCCCCGCCGAAGCCCGCCCCACAGCCAGCAGCCTACGCGCCGCCACAGTGGAAACCAACTTACCCCGGCGAAGAGCCGCCGTTTTAATAGGAGACTAGCAAATGAGAATTCGTGACATCCTCGCCGACCTGATCGGCATCTTTGCCCTCTTCGGCCTGCTGTACGCTGGCTTTATGTTCGGCCTTGGGATGGGGTGGTAATCATGGCAGTCAGACTTGGAGCAATGGACACGCACATCGTGCTGACCGCCCTGTGGGATTATCGGGAGACGCTGACAAATATTCCCGGAGACCAGCCGACACCGCACATTCAGGTCAGAGACAAGATCGAGCGCGTGGACCGACTTATCAAGCACTACAGGAAATCATACTTCGCACTGGATAGATTGGGGATCATGTGATGACCAAAGCACAAACACTCCGCGAATACATCGCACACAGGAAGGCTCAGATTGAGGATTTGGAAAAGAGATACGGAACCGGGGTTCGACCCGGCTGGATCGGTGAGGAGATCACCATGCTGACCTTTTACATGCAAGACGCCGAAGACCAACTCAAGCAACTGGAACAGAACAATGCAACAGACCATTCTACTAACTAACCAACTGGCCACTGGCAGTGCCTTCGCGCTGACCGAGAACAACGAGAACGTCTTCATCCCGTCGAAGGTCATGTTTGGCCATAGCGTGCGCCTCGGCCAGCGTGTGCAGGCCGTCTGCGTGCCGAATATGACCCGGCCAGACCGCACGCCTTGGCTGGCGGTGAGCATCTTGGAAGCCGAGCCTGTATCACGGGATGATACGCTGGCCGCTTTTATCTTGGGCAATCTGCAAGCTGATGGCCGTGCCACCGTCGAGGAAATCGCGGAGGACATGAACATGTCGGACGCCGTCGTGGCAGCAACGCTGGCCGAGATGGTCGCAGATGGCCGCGTGGTTCGGCTTGTCTGCTACGATCTGCCGGAGGAGGACGAATGATGTTTTTCCGTAAGAAACCAGAAACGATGCCCGTGCGTGACGTGCAGTCCGAGGCGGTGGCGGCGATCATTCAAGGGTCGGCGATCCTGCCCTCGAAGCGGCTGACCAACGCGATCTACACGGCGCTGTTGGACAACCGCGACATGTCGGTGGCGGAGCTGGACGATCTGGCCAACAAGATTTCGCGGCTGGCTTGGAACAGGGGGCGCAGATGATCAGAGACTACGTCCTTACAAAGACGGCCTCTCGGTTCGAGGCCCTTGGCATCAGCGTTGCTGTTGGGGTTTTAACCCCCGGCGCGTTTACTGCGTGGAACCTTGGGGTGGCGGTGACCATACTGGTCGTTATGGCCCTCGTCGTGGTGGGAATGGAAACATGGGGGCGGAAATGACTGACTTCTGGGACAACATCGTGCCGCTGGCGGGCATCGCTTGCCTTGCGTTCTTTATCTACGGCATCGGTCATCTGATCCTTGCCGACTTGGAGCGCGGTCAGGCGCGCTACGAGCAGTGCATCGCCGCCGACATGCAATGGGTCGAGGGGAACTGTGTGAAATGATTTGGAGACTCCTGCACCGGATTGGTCTGCATAAGAACGAGGTTAGCCGAGTCCATGTCACTGATCGCGGCCACATCGTATTTGAAACGCGCTGCATGATTTGCGGGAAACTGGGGTGTCATTATGACTGACGAAGAACTGATCGCGCGGCTGCGGAAAGACGACACGGATTTTTGGCATTGCGAAGCCGCCGACCGCATCGAAGCCCTGACTGCCGCCCTCACCGCCGCCAACGCCCGCGCCGATGCGGCAGAGGCAGCACTGGCCGCGCAGATCGAGGTGGATGCGGCGATTGCGCGCGGACATGGCACCGAGTGGACGCATGACAAGGAAACCCCGCCCGGTGAGGCTATCGCGTGGTGCATCCGCAACCAGCCCCACGACCGCATCGAAGCCTTACTTGCCAAGGTCAAACTTATGGATGACCTCGACGCCATCAACGGGGAGAAGATCGAAGACCTCGAAGCCAAGCTGTCGAAGGCGGAAGCTGGGCTGCTCGCCATTGCTAAGCGCGATGAGCAAATGATCTGGGGCGAAGATTATGAGGTGGAAGAAGCATTCAAAGATATGCGCGACATCTCCTGCGCCACCCTCGCAGAGATCAAAGGAGGCAATGATGCCGAGAGCAATTTGTGAAGACTGCGGGTCTCTGGTTGAAGCAGAGTTGACGCACAATGGTATCTGCGCGGTTGGCCATTACGTTCACTGCGGCTGGGGGCATCAACTGTCGCCAGATGACCTAATCTCAGATGACGTAGCCAAAATCATTTCAAAGCTTGAAGCCAAGCTGGCGAAGGCGGTGGGTCTGCTTGGAAAATCCTTAGTTAAGGAGAAACGCGATCTCAGCTCAACGTTGTATGAGGAGATATCTGACTTCATCGAAGAGATCGCAGAGATCAAAGGAGAAAGCCATGACTGACATC